CCAGCCGGATATTCAAGCGGCTTGATTCTCCGCTTGGCGTTGCAGGCTTCGGCGACATGGGCGCCATCAGAGTGGGCAAAGTTGACCCCGATGTGGCAATGCTGATTCGCCCGTTCAAAAAGATTGCGGCAAACTGATGGCTGACATTTCAACACTGCGCACCGCCATCGCCACCAACCTTGCAACAATCTCAGGGCTGCGAACGGCAGCAACCGTGCCTGATCAGATCAACCCACCGATTGCCGTGGTCATGCCAACGTCCATCACTTACGACATGGCCTTCGCTCGCAGCGGAGGCGATGAATATGAATTCAGTGTCATGGTTATTGTTGGCCGTGTTGACGAAAGAATGGCACAGAACAAACTAGATGCATTTTGCTCTGGCACCGGCGCGCAAAGTATCAAAGCCGCCATCGAATCAAACAGAACTCTCGGCGGCGCAGCTTTTGACTGCCGAGTTACATCCCTGCGCTCGTACAGCCAAGTCAGCGTTGCTGACGTCACATACCTAGCGGCGGAGTTCGCCGTTCAGGTTTACGCATAAGGAGAGCCAACTATGGCAAAGCAAGTACTCACAAATCCCGTGGTGGTTTTCGCTGGCGGGACGATCAGTTCAAACGTAGCGCAAGCAACTATTGCCTTTGAAGCCGACGATGTGGAAACCACATCTTTTGGCGACTCAGGTTTTCGGACACGCATTGGCGGTTTGAAATCCGGCACGTTCTCAATGGAACTTCATCAAGATTACGCACTCTCCGCAATTGATTCAACATTTTTCACCAACCTTGGTGGGACTGTTGCGGTTGCAGTAAGGCCAGCAGGAACGGCAGCTGCAGGATCGGCGACGCCGAGCTATGAATTTTCTGTGCTTGTTACAGAATATAGCCCACTAGATTCAGCGGTTGGCGATCTCAATACTTTTTCTGTGTCGTTCCCAATCACCGGATCGTTTACACGCGGCACCGGCGCCTAGTTCTAATTCAAACCATTCCACCTACGCAAGGGAGTTCCTGCAATGAAGATGAATGCCAAAGTCGAATACGCTGACGGGTCGGTCGCAGACGTTGTTATATCTGCGCCCGACTTCGTCGCGTTTGAAACAAAGTATGACCGCAGTGTTGCGCGGTTTGCAACAGAGATCAAGTTCACTGACATCTGTTGGTTGGCTTGGCATCGGTTGCACCGTGACAAGAAAGCCGGCGAGTTTGAGCCTTGGTTGGAAACCATTGACGGCGTGAACCTTGAGGAAACTGAGGAAATCGTCCCTTTGGACAAGACAGCGCACACTTCCTGATTGCGCATTTGTCTTTTGAATACCACATTGCGCCGGCGCAGTTGTTGCAAGAAACTCCACGCATGTTATGGACTATGCAAAAGTATCTGCGCTGGCGCAACATTCAGGAACGCAACGCCCAAAGGAGTTGATCGTGAAGGTTGAAGTCATTGGCGCTGCTGCCAAGATTGACGCTCTGTTCAGGTTCGACAAGGACGTTTGGAAGGGCATCCAAAAAGGTGTAAAGGAAGCGGCGGAGTCTGTTGCTGCCGATGCTCGCAGTCGAGTGCCTTCATACGGTGTTAGTGGCACCTCTGGCACTGGCGGTTGGGGTGGCTGGATTGCCAAGACAGATGGCCGTGATCTTTCCTACGATCAGGGAAAGATTCGCAAGAACATTAAGCCACGGTTTAAATCAGAAATGAAAAGCGGCGTGCGAGTTGTCAAAGGTCAAGCGATTAACAACAGTCCTGCCGCCGCTATCTACATGCTGGCCGGATCAAAAAATAGATCAGGCCACAGGTTTAACAACGTGATCAACAGACAGCACGGCAGCGGCCCTTGGCCAAGGGCAATGACCCCGGCTTATTACGCCAAGGGGCCACAGGCTGCCAAAGATATTGGTCACCTCATTGAGCAAGCAATCAACAACGTCAATAACGCCTAGGAGACACAGTGGCTGCTAAAGCAATAAATGTTTCCATCAAGGGTGACTACAACGATAAAGACATCAAACGTGCAATGTCTGACTTGCAGAAACTGCAAAACGCTTCACTGTCAATGGGTGGCAAGATGCAGGCCGTTGGCGACCAAATGCAGTCAATGGGCGACAAGGTTGGCAAAGTCGGCAAGTCAATGACCCTTGGTTTGACCTTGCCCCTTGTTGGAATCGGCGTTGCGGCTATTGCTGTGCAAAAAGATTTTGACGTTGCAATGAAGTCCTTGCAGGTGAATGCAAATGCATCCGCCGTTGATTTGGAACGCCTGTCAGAGTTGGCAAAACAAATGGGCGCTGACACTGTGTTCTCAGCTGGTGAAGCCGCTGATGCAATGCTTGAGTTGAGCAAGGGTGGACTTAGTGTTGCCGCAATTGAAGGCGGCGCCCTTGCTGCCACTATGAACTTGGCAGCCACCGAAAGCATTGGACTTGCTGAAGCCGGCGGGATCGTTGTCAATAGCATGAACCAATTCGGTATTGCTGCCGCTGACTCGGCCAAGGTTGCAGACATTCTTGCCGCTGGCGCTGTTGCCTCAACCGCTGGCGTGACTGATCTTGCGAGTGGTTTGAAGTTTGTTGGAACAACCGCCAAGCAATTCGGCTTCAGCATTGGTGAATCGGTAACAGCCCTTGCCGCGCTCAACAACGCGGGCATTGATTCGACAACTGCCGGCACATCTTTGAACAGGTTCATGCTTGGCTTGATTGGGACAACGCCAAAGGCGAGCAAACAAATTGCACAGTTGGGTCTAAATTTCAAAGACGCAACAGGCGAACTTTTGCCGATGGACAAAATTCTAAAAGTTTTGCAAGACAACCTTTCCAATCTTTCGGCGCCAGCGCGTGCCCAGGCACTGAAAAACATTTTTGGCGTTGAAGGAATGAGGGCCGCCAACGTCCTTTTGGAACTTGGCTCAAAAGGCTTTTCCAACTTGGGTGATCAAGTCAACAAGTCAGGGGTTGCTGCCGAACTTGCCAACGCTCGAATGTCTGGTGTTGCGGGAGCGCTTGAGCAGCTGCGGGGATCAGCAGAAACTGCTGCCCTTGAGATTGGTGAAGTTCTCGCCCCGTTCATCACGCAATTGTCAAATGGCATCAAAACTTTGGTGGACAGATTTACGGCACTGCCTGCATCCATGCAAAGTGTAATTGTCGGACTTGCAGTCATAGCCGCAGCCATTGGCCCACTGCTGCTCATTGCCGGCAAACTTGTGTCCGTGTCTGGCCTCTTGATCACAGCTCTTGGCGGCATCACCATCGCCGGCTCAATCCTTGCCATCAAAGTCATCGCCGTTGTTGCTGCCATTGCCGCGATTGCGTTGGCGTTCAAATATGCCTATGACAACTCCGAGCCATTGCGCAAGGCTGTTGACAACTTGGTGAACACATTGAAAAGCGTTTTCACGACGATCAAGAATAGTGTGTTGGGTGCGTTTGATTCAATGAATGGCGCGGTGGGTAAGTCCAACACTGCGTTCACGTTGATCGGCAATTACATCAAAGCCTTTTTCATAGGCTATGTCACATATCTCACTGGCATCATCAAGGGACTGGGCATGGCCTTTGAAGTTACCATGAAGGTCTTTGAAATCGGGTTCACAATTCTACAAATGGGCGCTGCACTTATTCGTGGCGTGCTCGTTGCAGCCTTTGACATTCTGATGAACAAACTGGGGCCAATCTCCACAAGGTTTCAGGCTATTTCCAACACAGTCAAGTTGGCGTTTGGTGCTATCGCAGGCTTCGTGCGTGCGGCGTTTAACAATGTCGGCGGCATCGTTGAGGGCTTTATCAATAAGGCCATCGGCGCCGTCAACACACTCATTCGCGCTTTCAACTTCCTTGCCAAGTTCTTGCCCGGCGTTTCGCAGGCAACAGAGATTGCTGAGTTTAGGTTTGCTGAACTGTCAGGCGCGGTTGCATCCGTTGCAACTGGTGCAGAGTTGGCCGCCACTGCCGTTGATGGTTGGTCTACTGCATCGGGTCGCGCTAACTTGGCAACTCAAAACACAGCGACAGCGGCCAAGGTTGCATCTGCTGCACTTGACGGGTTAGGTGGCGCGGCTACTGGCGCAGGTTCGGCAGCGGAGAAGGCTGGCAACAAAGCCAAAGAGGCCGCCAAGAAGTTCAATGAAAACTTTGTTGCCGTTAGAGATCATCTCACCGGCATTGTTGATGACATCAAAGCAAAGATGGCTGACATGGCAACATCGGTGTCATCATCTTTGATGAGCGGTTTCCAACTCGGTGATGCTGCTGAGGAGTTTGGCGAGGACGGTGCCCGCATCGGTGGCACGTTCATGGAGAAGTTGCAAGAGCAAGCCAACAAGGTCACCAACTTTGCTGCCAAGATCAAGGAATTGATGGCGCTTGGTTTGGGTATCAACAGCCCACTGATGCAAGCGGTTATTGCTGAAGGCGCCGGCACGGGCACGGCGATTGCTCAGAGTCTTATTGATTCAGGTGCTGCCGGCATTGATCAAGCAACCGGGATGGTCGAAGCGGCCCAGGGTGCAGCTGATGAGATCGGGTTGCTGGCCGCTGGCAGTTTCTATCAGGCTGGTCTTGATTCAGCGCAGCAAACGTTGCAAGCCTTTGTTGATCGTTTCGGCGTTGACGGCAAGGCCCGCAATCGTCTGATGGGTTTGATGGACAACCTTGCCAACGCAATGAGGCGCGAGACAACGATCACGGTCACAACTGTGAACAGGTCAATCAACGCCGACAGGATTGAAGGCAGGGCTATGGGTGGCCCTGTTGCCGCGAACACCACTTACCTTGTTGGAGAGCAAGGCCCAGAGTTGCTAACGATGGGCAGAACCCCAGGCAACATCATCCCCAACAACGCACTGTCAATGACTGGCGCCGGCGGTGGCGGTCGTGTTACTGGCGGCATGGGCGGCAACAGCTACTCCATCACGGTCAACACAGGCATCGGTGACCCGCGTGTGATTGGTGAGGAAGTTGTGAACGTGATCAGTCGTTTTGAGAAGGCCAACGGCGCCGTGTTTGCGCGGGCATGATGAAGGTTGAAATTGCCTTCGACTTATCTGCCAACGGGCTAGGAAACTTTTTCACCCTTGATGATTCCCTGCGCGGCGTCTTAGATAACACGCTGTACACCCTGGGTGGCGATGTGTTCATTGACGTAACCGACACGGTGCGCAGTGTCAGCATTAAACGGGGGCGCAACCGGCAACTAGAAAAGTTCACCGCCGGCAACGCCAACATCATCTTGGATAATCGCAGCCGGGTCTATGACCCCACCAATACTGTTGGCCCGTATTACAATCAAATCTTGCCACGCAAACGTGTGCGGATTACTGACCAAGATCAAGTGATTTACACCGGGCAGGTTGCCGACTGGAACTTTAGTTATGACGTGTCTGGCGATAGCACGGCGCAGGTGTCATGCGTTGACGCCTTGACGCTGTTAGTTGAGCCAGTTCTCACGGCGGCCACGGAAACGGCGCAGCTCTCAGGTGCCAGGGTGGCGGCGGTGTTGGATGACATCGCGTGGCCTACTGCTGACCGGCGCATCAGCGTGGGTCAAGTGACATTGGATGATGACGTCATCGGCGCCAATGTGAAGGCGCTGGACTACCTGAACAAAGTGGCACTGTCCGACCCCGGCGCGTTGTTCGTTGGCGCTGACGGCTTCCTAGTGTTCCTTGATCGCGCAGACTTGCAGAACGCATCCAACCCCATTGTCTTTGGCACCGGCGGCATTCCCTTCACTGACATTCAAGTGGAATACGGCATCGAGGAATTGTCCAACCAGGTGTCAGTCACTTACTACGGTGGCACGGCGGTGGCCGGCACGGCGGTGGCCATTGATGAAACCTCTGTTGGCCAGTTCGGTTTGTTTGAAGCCGACTACAACACCCTGCTGGCAAGTGATGCTGATGCGCAGGCGTTGGCTGATTTTCAGGTGGCTCGTTATTCACAGCCGCAGTATCGCGTGGACACGGTGACCGTGGCACTCGATGGGCTGGGAACGGCAACGCAGCAAACCGTGCTTGGTTTAGACCTTGGCGCCGTGGCAACGGTGACATGGACACCCAACGGCGTTGGCGCAGCGTTATCGCAAACCGTCACGATTGATCACATTGACTTTGCAGCAACCCCGGCTTCACGTTCTATTTCATTCACGATGTCGGAGACTGCTGCCGGCTTCATTCTTGACAGTAGCGTTTTTGGTGTGCTCGACACCAGCGCCTTGGCGTTCTAGAAAGGAACACAAATGGCATATCCATTCGCTGCCGCTGAAGTTTTAACAGCGGCAAACCTGAACGCCATGATTGGCGCACCGACACAGAACAATCAAACCGGCACCACCTACACCCTGGCGTTGTTAGACGCCGGCAAGACAGTCACTTTTAGCAACGCCTCACCTGTGGCGGTGACGGTGCCGTTGCAATCATCTGTGACTTGGATCGCAAACACTCAAATCAACTTGCTCAACATTGGCGCCGGCCTAGTCACCATCGCTGGCGCCGGCGGCGTAACAATCAACGGAACACCTTTGACCCTTGCGACATCCAAGGGGGGAAGTCTTATTCGCACAGCGTCGAATACATGGACGTTCGTCCCTTTAGGTTCGGGCGCTAGTGTTGCTGGCGCCGCAATTAGCGACACACCAACAGGCAACTACACCGACGGCGGCGTCACATACGATTATTGGACATACAATTCAAGCGGCACACTAAATGTCAGCACCGCCGGTTTTGCCGACGTTCTCGTTGTTGGCGGCGGTGGTGGCGGTGGCGGTGCTCAAGGCGGTGGCGGTGGCGGTGCGCAAGTCCTTTCAATAAGTTCGCACTACTTAGAAGCAGGCAGTAATACCGTAACGGTTGGCGCCGGCGGTGCGGGAACGGTTTATTCGACAACTGTTGCCGGTGGTGGATCAAACGGTTCTAGTTCGAAACTTGGATCACTTCAAGCCATAGGCGGTGGCGGTGGTGGATCAAATAATGGGCAATCCAACTCTGGTTTTTTTGGTTTCCGTGGCGCTAATGGTGGTGGCGGTGGTGGTGGAACACCGGCTGCCGCGAGTAACGGCGGCGCAAGTCTTATCGTTAATGGTTTTGCTGGTGGCAATGGTCGTGTTGCAGCAGACGGCGCAGGCGGTGGCGGTGCTGGCAGTAGCGCAGTTGGCGCAAACGCCACAAGTTCAACGGCAGCTGGTGCCGGGGGCGCTGGTACTGCTTCAACAATCACTAACTCATCGGTAACTTTGGGCGGTGGCGGTGGCGGCGGCAGCTTTTCAACTGGCGCTGGCGCTGGTGGCGCTGGTGGCGGTGGTGCGGGTGGTAACAATGCCGCTGGCACGGCGGGCACGGCTAACACAGGCGGCGGTGCGGGGGGAACGGGAAGCGCGGCTAATGGTGTGGCCGGCGGCAGCGGTGTTGTCATTGTGCGCGTTGCGCGTCCCTACACTGCCATTGACGGTGCAGCTTCACTTGGTGGAACAGCCACGGGAACATACACAAGTGGCGGCGCATCTTATGCCTACTACACGTTCAATTCATCGTCAACATTAACGGTGAACGTGGCCGGATTTGTTGACGTGTTAGTAGTTGCGGCAGGCGCAGGCGGCGGCGGTGGCAATCGTGGCGGTGGCGGTGGGGCAGGTCAAGCCTTAGTTTTCAACAGTTTGTATCTATCTGCTGCAACTCACACAGTCACTATTGGCGCCGGTGGAACTGGTGGAAGTACCAACAACGTTGGACTTTCTGGGTCGGGTTCTCGTTTAGGTTCTTTAGAATCTTGCGGTGGTGGTGGTGGCGGTTCTAATTACGGAACAGCAGGCACCATCGTTGCAATGGTTACAAGGGGCAGGGATGGCGGTAACGGTGGCGGTGGCGGTGGTGAGGGTTCTGATAATGGTGGCTCAGCGTTAGTTACTTCTGGTTTTGCTGGTGGAGCTGTTGCTGCAATTCAAGGTTCCGGCGGTGGCGGTGGCGGAGCAGGCGCTGTTGGTAGCGCCGGTTCAGGAACAGCCGGTGGTGCTGGCGGCGCTGGAATTTCATCATCTTTAACTGGTTCTTCAGTTAGTTATGCCGGTGGCGGTGGTGGCGCGGGTGTTACGACAACTGGTTCTGCTGGTGCTGGCGGGGCTGGTGGCGGTGGCGCTGGAAATGTAACTAGCAGCGGAACTGCTGGAACAGTAAATACTGGCGGTGGTGGCGGTGGTGCTGTTACCACAGGCGGCGCCGGCGGTAGCGGTGTTGTCATCGTTCGCGTTCGCACAGCGTAATCAATCAACGATCAGATAAGGGAAAATCATGGCACATTTTGCACGGGTAGAAGATGGCGTTGTTCGTGAAGTAATTGTTGTCGCTGACAGCGACTGTGGCGGCGGTGAATATCCTGAGGCTGAATCGGCAGGGCAGGCGTTCATTGCCGGCATCGGGTTGGCAGGTGAATGGCGCCAGACAAGTTACAACAACAACTTCAGATCAACCTATGCGGGAATCGGTTACACCTTTGATGCTGACCTCGATGTGTTCGTTGCCCCTGTCGCTGAGGTGACTGAGGACGAGCCAGAGGCATGACCGCCGGCGAGATCATCAGCCTAGTTGCCGTTTCGTTGTCCATCGTGACAGCGGTGCTGGGTGGGCTGATGTGGGTGATTAAGGCGCAGGTGACATCAATGCGAAAAGACTTGCAACCTAATGGTG